GTGCTTTCAAATGTATACGAGATTATGTGGCTACCTGGTGTGATGCTGTGAGATACCCCAGAAACAATAAGCGTTTGGGTTTCTGTTGCTGGTGTACCTTGCACAAAGTTTTTGACAACACTGCAAATGCTGGTCAAGTCAAGTGTTAGCGCAATGTTTTGGTTTGCCTCTGACAACGCGGTCAGTTGGGTTGATAAGCCTGTGAAACGCAATACAGGGTTTTGGTATTTGCCCAGTAGATAGTTGCCTAACCCTGCAACCTCTGTTGTTGAGCTGTTAAGCAAATCGGTAAGCGCGTATTGCTGTGCTTGATATAACGCAATGCTGGTTGCGCTGCTAGTTGTTTGCACTGCGCCTGCTGGCGATTGGGTAATAATGTAGTTGTACAGCAGCTCATCGCCGTACTGGTTGACGAGTGTCTGATATGGCAGGCCTGTGCCGTCAGTGTTAAAGGTTGCGCCGGCTACAGGGTTTAGCACACTTGACCTGCCCTTAAATGTCAGTGTGCCGTTAGCAGACATAAACAAATAACCTTGCTCACTGGTGTTGACTTGCTGTAAATAATTAAGGCAAACGGTGTCTTGGCTAATGGCATATGCGCCCAACGTTGATGAGCCAGTATCTATAGATCGAGCGCCCTGATAGTTAATTTCGGTCAAATCCAATATTGCATTTATGCGTGCGCCAGTGCCTTGTAACGATGGGGTTACAGCGTTAAGCGCTTGATTTGCTAGCACAGTAAAATTATCAGCGCATGACGCGTACATCATGTCTTTGTTGCTGATGTCGTAATCTAAATTCCAGTCAGTAATGAGACCTGTGTAGATCGGTATGCCATTAGCAAGAATTTGCACCGGGCATCGTGGCAACACAAACGGGTAATATGGGCTTGCCGTGTTAGTTGGGTTTAGTATTTCGGTTTGGTTGTTAAATGCAATGGTTGCTGTACCAGAGTTAAATTGGTCTAATTGTCGGTTACGGCCACGAGTGATGTTGACTGACTCAACAATGCTTGTTAAGTCAACAAAAGTTAAACCGCCTAACGTGCCTCGACCAGCGGTATCTAAAACACCGTAAAACGAGTCATCTAACTGAAACGATGTACTAAAGCCTGTAGTGGATTGAAAACCCACAAGCACTTGCATTACTGGCACGGTCATGCGGCTGCAAACACCTGACCGCTACGGCGTTGCGCTTTTTGTATTGCTGCAATGATGTCTTGACCAATTTGATCTGGTGTACTAATTAAGCCAGCATTTACGGTGATTGACATACCGCTACCCATCTGACCCATGCGCGACAATGGGATTACGGCCTCTGGGCCTGCCTCACCAATCATTGCCAATGTTGGGCCGTTAACAATGCCACCGGCAGCCATCTTGGGTATAACTATTGGGTTAGGTGAACTTGGTGTTTCATTTCCGCTTAAAAAATCTGCAGCGCCATCAAGAATGTTTGCTACTTGTCCAACAATTGGAAATATAAGACCGCCAATAACTCTCGCTGCAATTCCGCCTACTTTGTTTATTTTGTCCATTGAGTCAGCTAATTTGTTAAAAGCAACAGCCATTGCAACAATGCCTACAGCCGCAATGACAAAAGGGTTAAGAGACATTGCAACATTGACGGCCACAATTGAGGCAGCAACCGCGCCAATAGCGGCAGCAATTTTAACAAACTTGTCTGGGTTATCTTGCGCCCAATCTGCAAAGTTTTGCAAAATTGGCAAACCTGCCTCAATTACTGGAATAAGTGCTGCGCCTATTGACTCTTTAGTTTCGTCTAACGAGTTTTTTAGTATCTTAAACTTGCCTGCTGCGGTTTCTGCTGCAACTGCGGCAGCGCCACCAAACGTGCCGCCAAGCACATTCATAACGTCATCAAGTGACGCGCCATCTTTAATCATGGCTTTAATCTCTGGTGACAAAGCCTGCAAGCCTTTCATGTTGCCGCCGTAAGCCTTAGCCAAAGCATCGCTGACTTCTGCCAATGACTTGCCTGACCCTGCAGAAATGTCTTGTGCCAATGCCAGCGCGTCTGTGGCTGTAGCGATGTCCTTCGTACCACGTACAAGGCTTGCTAATGCCGGGCGTAATTCAGAGTCAGCGACACCTGACGCTCGACTCATTTGCGCAATCATGTCCTCGCTGGCTTTAACTTGTGCGTTTGTTGCGCCAGTAACGTTTTCTAATGTCAAAGCCAAAATTGCTTGTTCGGCTTCGTCTTCCATTGCCGCTTTAGTAGCGCCTACAAGCGCAACGCCTAGACCTGCAAGAGCTGCTGCCGCTGGCACTGCCGCCTTTTTTATAGCAAACTGTGCTTTTTCGCCTGCGGTTTCTAATTGCTTAAACTCTTTAATTGCTTTGTTGATGCCCTTGCCGTCAAACTCTGAAATAATTGGAATAGAAAGCATTACATTGACCGCCTAACCACACTGGCTGTTTCTAAAATCATCTTTTCCATTTCTTTTTCTACGGCTTTACGAGCTTTATATACGGCAGGGCCTATAAGTCGAGTGCGACCAGCGCCAACAAAACCTAATTGGTTGCCAAGTTTGTTTGCGTTAGCACGGCCTGCAGTCTCAAAGATCGCTGTTGCCGGGTCTTTTTGCTCAATCAGAATTACGCCTACAGCGTTGCGCCGAGTGTCAATGCGTAGGCGCACACCGCTTTTGGCTTTGGCAACAGTAAACGGGAATAGTTGACGGCCTTTGCTAGCCCACTTGTATTGCATACCAGACAACGGCACTTGGTTGTAAACGTCTTTGGCTGCGTTAATTGCTGGCTGTGCAATCTCTTTGGCTTGTGTTCTAAAGTCTTTTTGCAGCTGCGGGTCAATCTTTTTAAGCGCGTTAATAGTGTCCTTGACCCCTACCACTTGGATGGTTGCTGTTGCCGACATTGTTACCGCTTTCCCTGCTCGTTAATAACTGTAATCACTGTGAGCAAGTCACGCGTGCCAAACGGTATTTGTTGTTCAGGCCAAAAACCTGTTGCGGCACAAACTTCGGCTAGTTGCCGTCTGTAAGTGCCGCGTCCGTAGGGTTTGGGTTAGTCACATCACCTTCAGGTAAAACAGTCATTTCTGGGTTTTCCTCTAACCATTTCATAAAGTCATCTGGCAGTTTTTCGCCTTGTACTTTCAGCAATGTGTAAACCCAAAACGACCAATCACGAAACCCAGAGTTTTGTGCGTCTAATGGTTTCTTGTTAAATTTCTCTTCCCATAACGCAATGCTAAACAACGTGGTGTACAGATACTCTGGCTCTGCATTGATGGTACGGGTCAACTTAAGTTTGATACGCATATTGCCTGCCTTGTGTCGGGCCGTTGCCGGCGAGAATTATTTAAGACGTTGCGACCGAGTACACTCCCCCGGTCAGAACTATATCTATGGTATCTAAAGCGCCTAAGGCCGCATTTACGATTGGTAGCGTTTCGAGGTAGCAGCCTGTAAGTGTTGAAATTGGGTTTGTTGCGCTGGTTGCTGCGCTGGTTGGTTTGATCGTGACCGTCGTGGATGTGCCCACCAATGCAGCCAATGTTGCGTAAGTCTCTGTGGCAGCAAAACTGTTGTACATGGTCACAGTCAATGTGCTGTTTTCTAGGCCAGCCGTGTAAACGCGTGCGGTCTTGCCAAACGATGTGCTTTCCAATGCCTCGATCACGCGTGTCAACGTGGACGCGCTGCACTGATCAGTTAGGTCAACGGCGTTAATTGTGACAACTGGGTTAGATAGGTAAGTGCTGGTAGCCATGTGGGTTAAATCTCCTCGTTGGTGTCTGCATTAGTTTTAGCAGGTTTTTTAGGTTTAGGTGTGGATTGCTCAACAATGAAACCGCCAGACAACAGCGCTGCCACGTTGATGCCCTCGTCAGGTATAAACGGATCACCAACTATGCCAAGTTTGCTTGATGCGATGGTATAGATCATGCGGTTTGTGCCTGCACTTTCACTGTTAGGTCATAGCAAGGGTAAGACGCGCCGCCGATGTCAATTGAGCCGGGTCTGCCGTCTAACACGATTACAGCCGATGCCAGCACTAATGCCACTACTTGTAAAATCTCGCGTAACACTGGCAAACTTGCAGGGCCAGAGCCAACAACTTTTAACGGAAAATCCATAGTCACAATGTTGCCGTTACCGCCGTATGTCGTAAAACTTGGCGCTAATAGAAACACGCAGTTGGGCACAAGCCGTGTTGGGTCTGTTACTACCCTAAGCCCACTTACGGCCGTTAGCGTGGCTGCTACATCGTCTATGGCCTCGTTTAAGAGGTCTGTGTATGGTGCAGGCATTAGGCAACCGCTGGTCGGGGGATGCCCAACAATTGCTTAACTATCGGCGTTAAAAATTGCTGGGTTGGTGTGCCCATTGTGTCAAACGCTGCAAACGCTGTCTCGATGCTGCCACGTGAACGCCACAAAGCTGCGGCATACATCAGCGTTCCAAGCGTGACATCGTGACCCGGTGACGTGGTAAGACTGTCAAAATAGCCTGACTCTTGCCTACGGCGGTAACAAAAATCGTTGCCAGCGTTTCGTGCTTGTTCAGCCAGCGTAAAATCATCTGATGGGTTACTAATAGATACGCCCAAATATGTGATCAGTTGCGCCGTTGTAATCCACGTGCAGTTTTGTGTATAAGTAACAGTGCCGGCATAAAACGCTGCGTACTCAACATTGCTGCCTGTAGCGGCGTAGATGATCTGGTTAGGCCGTGCTACTTCCTCGTTGTAAAGAAACTCGCCAGTGGTGTTGTCAATCCCTGTGTACTCGTACTGTGGCAACGCCAGCACAGTAAACGTGCCGTTAAACGGTGCGCCAATAAGAGCAACGGTTATGGATTGCCCAACAACAATGTCAGTTGGCTCTAACGTGCTAATGCACGCGTAGTTGCTAATGAGTTGTTTTGTTGCGGTGTTGAATGTTGCCATAGCGGTAGGCCGCTTACCTGATTAGGCGATGATGATCGACTGGAGGCAAACAGGAATGTTGGCAAAAGTTGCAACGTAACCGTAGGCGGTCATTTCACGGCCCAACAAAGTTGGATTTTCCAGCGACATGATGCCTCTAAAATCCTCGTAGTAGGTGAAGCCTGATGTTGCACTGCCGTTTTGCCCAGCTGTTGGTGTGTGAGCCACAATCATTGTGCCGGCAGCAAAATTGTTATCTACAACAAGTTGCAAGCCAAGCGGATTGATACCAGCGTAAGAAAGCGCGCTGGTTGAGCCGAGTGCGTTCATGCCAACATTGTTTGTGCCGTTGACATATGGAAACACTGGGCGGTTGTCAGCGTCAAGCTGCTTGCCCAATTTTTCCCACACGTTTGTTGAGCAATAAAGATGTGTTGGGAAATAGTTGGTGTCCTCTGCCATTTCGCGTGCTGCGTCATACAAAGCATTAATCAAAGATGACGGGTCAGTTGCGCTAAATGTCCACGTTGAGCCAGATGCGGTTGCAGCTGCAACAAGTGCATCGGCTGCAATGTCATCAGACTTAATCATCCATTCACCCATCAAGTCATTAATAATTGTTTGCATTGCTGGGATGGCTGTCATGTCAATATCTTGTTGAGAAATAAACACGCCACCAGCCAAAGTGCTTTTTGTGACCGTTGATGCGCTAAGCGTCATTTTTGTTGAGTCAACTTGGCTACCTTCGGTTTGTGTTGCAGTGCTTGTGTGTTGTGTGATTTTTGTTTTTGTAAACGTCTTGGAACTACCAGGCATTGCAGTTACGCCAAGTGCGTTAACAACTGGTCGCACAAAGTTCAGATCTTGGATGACAGGCCCGAGCAGCCTTTGCTCCAACAATCCGGGCGTGTCCGAGGTCAAATCTTGCGCTAAAGCAAAATTGTATGCCGATGTTTTGTCGAGCAAGTTTTCCTTAAATGCACGGTTGACGCGCACCCATGTGTCTCCACCTTGATGCATACTTGCCAAATATTCGGCGGCTGATGGCATCGCAAACATCTTTTTTGGTTGTGCAAAAATTGGTGCTGATGCGGTAATTACTTCTGGCACTGCAACTGGCTCGCTCATGGTTTCTGTCTCCTGTGTAGGTTCTGTTTCTATAGTACTTATTTCTGGCTCATCTTGT